CAGCCGCCTCAGTATGGCTGGTTACTTCACGTTTTGTTGTGGTTAAACCTGCCTGATTGGCGGTATTAGCCTCACCCAAAACTGCTATAATCTGAGGTAAGTTTGAGGTTTCCTCAGAAAAATTGCCTTTTTTAATTTTATAACCGCTTACTCTGGCTTTTCTTTCGGTACCAACGGCTGTTGAGATTGTATTACTCATGTTTTCTAAGTATTTGTATTAAAAATTATTTTAAATCCTAAATCTGTATCATCAATTTTTATTTGGGTATCATCACCCAATAAAGGTACACCATCCCACATTGTGTGGTTTTCGGAATGCCTCACACTGTATGTGATACGGCCAAAACGTATATATTTACCATCCTCATTACCATAGTTATCATCAAACTGTAAACTTTCCACCATAGTACCGCCAATCAGCCCAGGTGCAAAATCCAAAGTTTTATAAATTGTGGAGGAAAGTATATGATCTGCCAAACCAACAAACAAATGCATTTTTTTCCGGGAATTATCATTACCTGATTCACCCATGCTGGCGGTGCCGTTTGTAAAGAAATCAATAAAGAATGTGGTATTGCTCATTACCTGGCTTTGGGTTTTTCCATCCCTCTGAGCATTACTGCAGGATAACATGATAACAACATCCTCAGCAACGGCATACGGTTCCTGGCGTTCCGTAAAAATAGAAAAATCCGCCTGAATTGATTGGCGGTTTTTCTGTTCGGTTAACTCAGTCAAAAGCACCTCACCAATCCTGATTAGGATTCTTTCAAAATTGCGGTGGGGTATAATCCCTGGGATTTTTGATGCCATTTTATTCTGTGTAATCTCCTAAAATTAGTACTATAATGCCTAAGGTTTCATCCGGTAAATTTCTCCTCACAACGTATGATTTTGAAATATTTGAACTATCAACAAAAGATACCACGTGATTGATTAAACTCACCTCACCGTTTGAGGCCCTAACCGGATATCCATTTTCAGTTAATTCGCTTTCAGAAATGGAAACATGGGCATTTTTTGAATCCTTTGGGTTTCCATCACCATCGAAATTAATCCAATGTTTGGTGGCAAATCCTGTAATTGGTAAAACTATATCACCGGTTGGGGTTTTGAGGATAATATCCTCCTGAAACCCACCTTTGGTTGTATGATGCCGTGCATCACGTTTTGCCATATTAAATAATTTGCCACCGCTCATTTTCTTTTATTCCTCAACAATCACACCCTCATCAGTAAATTTAACACCGGCCTCAGTTAATTGCGCTTTTAAGGCTGCAATTTTACTAACCAATGGTTTTACTGTTGACATTCCGGCATCCTGAGGCAATGCCTCTTTTTCAGCCAATAAAGAGGTGTACTCTTTTTTGGTATCTGCCAAAATTTCTGCAGGTGTACGTGTATCTGCTTTTGGTGCAAAAACTTTTTCCAATTCAGTTACATCCTCACCCAAAGATTTCAATTTTCCAATTGCACCTTTAAGTTTATCAGTTGCTTTTTTGGTATCATCAGCAGATGATTTATCCGTTAATGCCGTAAATACTTTTAAGGCATTTGCATGGGCCGTTTTTGCCGTTGCCAATTTTTCTGCCGGAGTTTGAACCGGTTTGTTATTAGCATTATTCTTTTGGTTTTTGGAATCATCTGCATCGGTTGATTCAACCTCCTCAATGAATTTTCCTTTTACCAACTGATCCGCATTCCCCAATAATTGTGATTCATCCACAATATCACCAGCAACCGCCACAACCTGATTTTTAAGTTGGTGGCCTACTACTTTGATTTTAAATTTTCTGTTCATAATTTATGGTTTAAAATTAAGCAACAACTTTACCACACCACATACGATCCACCGAAACCGGTATTGCCAATGGTGCTGAATATACATCAAACCAATGCGCTAAATTAGCAGGATCAACATAGTTATTGATATTGTACTCAGCTGCAGTTTGCATTATCCATTCAGGAAACTCAGCATTTGTTGTATCTCTTAGGATGTTTGGAACTCCGGCGTGTGCATGATGCCCAATAAAATCCTGAGGTAACAATACCGCATTTTTCTGGTCGATAAACTCAGTGTAACTGCCATCTGCATTTTCGTAGAACTCATCATAAGTCCAAATATCCAATTGGCCGTTTTTAACAACCAACGATAATTGGTAATTCATTCCCATTCTATTCTCAAAAACATTATTACCCAATGTGATAATATTGTAATTACGAATATCAGCCAATTCCTTAAATTTTGGATTATTTACTAAATCAGTGTATGCCTGACCGCCCAAAATAAGGTTGAATCTTCTGGATGTTGATTTACCCTCCTGGCGAATGAATTTTATACCCTCCTCAATTGAGGTAATTGGATTAACACCAGAATCAGCCCAATAGTTACCAGCACCCAAATCAGGGATGGAATCAGCATTACGTTTGAAATCAACATTATCACCATTAATCATGGTAACAATACCGGTTTGGATAACCTGAGATCGCTGTAATTCTTTTGAACCCTCAATTTTTTGCTTCAATAATAATAAATGCTCAGTTGCACCATTAATTAATGATAAAGCCTGATTTGGTGAGGGATCGGTTTGTTGCCCAAACGTAACGTTATATACATCCAAATCAACAAAATTGAAACTTTCTTTGAAAAATGGAGGCACGTACAGTTTTTCACTGTATCTGTCAAAATTATTGACATTACCACGTGTACCACGTTGTACATCTGCTGCAATTAGTCGCTTATTTCTCCTTACCTCAATACTCACCATTTTCTCAGTGGTGGTTTTTGATGGAAAAAATCCACCTAATGCATACTCCGGCGTTGTTGCATCACTGAATTTTGCAATTGTTCTTTTTGTGATCGCCGCTTTGTGTTGGTTTAATGAAAGTCCCATCTTAGTTATCGTATTTAGTGTTTTGAGTAGTGGCAATTAAAGCAAAGCCAATACCGTTAAGAATATCTCTACATGTTTTATTTGCACCTGCAGGAACTGAATCCAATGTTAACCCTGCAGGAAGTAAAATCCTGGTTTCGTCAATCCATCCCTCAGTTCCATAGTTGATTTTCAGGGTTGCTGCAGCTTCAACAGATACAGGGCAATCCATAAATGCAACTCCAATAACACGGCTGAATGTTTCAATTGTTGCTGGTAAAACACCATCTGCAACACCATCTGTACCTGCAGTAACTGTCGCGGTTGGTAACGCTCCGGTACCGGTGGCGGCCAAATTGGTTTTGTTACCGGTTGTGGAGGCTGTAAATACAACGGCATTGGATGATACCGCGCCGGTTGAATACCCTAATAACGCACCGGTATATGTACCCTGTCCGGTACCTGCACCTGTAGTTGCACCATCAGTAAGATTTGCAAAAGCCGCGGCGGCCTGAGCCTGTGTGGTTGCTCCTGTGGATGTAAAGGTTAATCCGGCAATTGTGATTGTTTGCCCTGCACTTAATGGAGTGGCTGAAAATGCCATCGATGCTGATTCAAAAGTACCGGCGTTTCTAATAACCGGAACCCCTGATTTTAAATCAAATGCAGCTGCAGTATTGTTTTTAAACGTAGCAGGTTGATAGGAATTATTTCCTAAAAAAACCTTTACGTTTTCAACATCCATAGTCGATTGATTACGGGTGTTATTTCTGTTAGTTACTTCATTCATGGCTTTATACTTTTTTAGTTAATCCTAATTTAGCATCAACAGATGCATAAGCTGCATCCTCCTCAGATAATTCACCCTCTTTACCATTGGTATTAGTTGCATCAGTTGAAAGCGGTTTTGCGCTATCACCTTTTAAAGCAATTTTCATTGCATTGGCATTCATTTTTACCATTAATGCATGGCCCTGTGATTGAGAAATTTCCTCACCGGAATCAATACCAGCAGCAACAGCCTCAGGATCTGCATCTTTGTAAACTAACCATGATTTTACTCTCTCTCTTTCGGCGGTAACGCCCTCCTGCACAATGGCAGCATGCTCCTCAGGATGAGCAGCTTTGTATTCTATTTTTTTCATTGTCGATGAATTTGGATTATTATTATTGTTTGAATTACTCACGAAATTTGGACCGGCTTTGGCTTCACCAATAACCATATCAACCACCTCAGAAAATGAGGAAATGCCATCGATATAGGTACCAATGCCATCCTTTGTTAAAATATCGCGCCCTGTATGGAAATCCACACTACTAAGCATTGGGCGGTTTGTGATTACCATACTGAGGAAATTTTCATTGAATGGATTCAAAACCTCGTCAATCATTGGTTTGAAATTACCATTATTTATTGCCTCCTCAAAAGCATGGTTTTTTAAGGTGGATTTTGTTGCATACAACCTGATGTATTGGAATGCATCACGATCCTCTGAATTTGCTTTTTTACCCTCAAACTGAATCATGGTACCAACGGAACCAACGAAACTCATTCCATTTTCTGAGTAAATCTTATTACAGGCGGTTAAAATTCCGTAACATGCTGAACACGCCACGCCACCCTTTTTAATCAATCCATAAACCGGTTTGGTTGTTTTGATGGAATTAATGGTATCCACCATTATGGAAACCGCTCCGGCACTTCCACCACCGGAATCAGCCAATATGATAAAGCATTTGATTCTGTAATCCTGAGCCATCTGTAACATGTATTCGCTCAGCTGCTCCATACCGATTGTTGACATTCCACCGGAAACCGTGATTGGTCCATTGAGGTTAATCACACCAACACCATCAAAATTATCATTATTTTCCAATTGCCCAGGGCCCTCCCACGGATCACCATAAGGGCGTGTTATAACACGTGTATCAGATGAGATTGAGGCATTAAAAACAAATGGACTGTTGTATTTTTCATCAGGAAGTTCCAAAATTGCACCACCACGGATATTATTTAGAGTGGATAACATCCCGGAAAGTGTCTGAGCATCGACAAACCACGGTGTCATACCATAAATCTCACGTGATAATTTGTAATTCATAATAAATTTGGTTTTTAATACCCTACAAATATATGTTTTTTTTGAATAAAAAAGTTTATAGGCATTTTTTTTTGAAAAATAGTGGCTATAAAAGAGAAAACCCATCAGGTTGATGGGCTTTCAGGTGTCTAACCATAAATCACTACAAAAAATAATGAAATCAGATATGCAATACTACAACTTTTAATTGAAAATCATAATTATTTTGGATTTTTATTTTGCCAAACTGTAACCGATGTAACCCAACGCTCCATAAAAAGCATATTTCCAAAAATTCTTTTTTCGTTTTTCCTTTTTTACTTCAGATTCCCTCAGGGAAACAATGCTATCCTTACGCACTAAATTCAGATCCATCAAAACAATTTTCTCATCCTTTGTTGATGATTGTTTTCTCAACCGTTTTATCATGGTATCCCTGAGGATAACCCGGTTTTCCAAAATCTTTACTTTGGCTTTGGCAACATCACCAGCAACCAATTGTTTTATAATGATATTGGCTTTTGTGCTGTCTAAAATTACCGCTTTAATTTGATGGGTTGGAGGCGGTGCCTGTGCGCTCATCAAAATAGGCCTGCTGATCAGCAACAGTAAACAAATTAACATACTGTATTTTTTCATTGTATTGGTTATTAAGTTTTTCATCATTTTTTGGTTCGTTATCAATTACGGTTTGTAAACTATCAATACCGCGCTGTTGGGTATTGATCAGATTGGTTTTCTCAGTTACCAATAATTTGGTTTTCTGAATCTCTTTTTTTAATCTTTCAACCTCTGAGTTTTCATCAGTGGTTTTATTGCAAAGGAAAAAAATCAAAACCCCAACTGCAATCAACAATATGAAAGCAATTATCCACGGTAAATTTTTATTTTTCATTTTTAACTTTCGTTTTTAGAGATAACACCGGTGGATGCCAGCTCAATTACTCGCACATTTTCCGGCTGTGCAATTTTCCATTCGGTACGCCTGATGGCAATACATCTTTTTTTGTTGATACGGGTAACACAAACCATATCGGATTGATTTCCTCCCAAAACGTGGTAACATAAGGAATCCTCACCTACATAAAAACCAACATGGCCGGCACCACCCTCACGTGTGAATACCAAAATATCACCCAACATTGCCGTGGTTTGCTCCACTCCCCATTTTGCCCAATTCTTTGCCCATAATGGTTTTTCAATTGGGATTAATGATGCCATGTGGCATACATAGGCAACAAATAAACCACACCACGGAATTTCATCCTTTTTGTATTCTTTATTCAGTTTGGTTTTTACGGCCCAATCTAAAATTACCGGATTATCTGCACCACCCGGAGTTTCTTTGGTGCCAATCAATTTTACCGCCTCCACAATAAGTTTTGGGGATTTTTCATCTGATAACCATTTGTAGTTGCTCATAATTATTAAAGATTATTTACTAATTCGTTTAATTTTTGATGCAGGGTGGTATTATCCTGCAATGCCCTGGTTCTACGAAAATCTAATTGTTTATCAATTTTATTTTCAAAAGTCGTTTGTTTTGGTTGGGTGTAATTTCCGGTAAACGAAAAACCACTCAGAATAGCAATAAAAAATATGATGTATTTCATTTTTTATGATATTGGATTATACTATCTACTTTATTTAATTTTTGCTGAACTGCATCATGTTTATAATCATAACTCCTGATGAGTTCTTTTTTCAAATCAATGTTTTCCTTTATTACAATAATATTAACATTGTTCAGCCTGTCAACTTCATTGTTGTGCATTATTCTTATTTCCTCTGAATTTTTGTAGTTAATCCATCCTAAAAATAAATAACCCAAAACAAAAAAACCAATCAGCTGCTGCCTATCGGTTAACTTTATAAATCCAAAAAAAATACGTTCTGAGGCGGTTTCCTGATCTGGCATATAGGTTAAGATTTGGATTTATAAAAGCAACCCGGTTTATACCAGGTTGCTAATAATTTTTATAAAGTTACGATTTTATTTCCTCAGTAATACGCTTTTGGGAACGATCACCGGTATTCACTGCAGGGATTTGATTTAGCAGCTGTAATACAATATTTACCGCGGTTACCGGAATCATATACCCAGTGGCAAAACAATACACCTCACTGGATGTATTTACCTCAAAACCAAAAATGGAATGACCTGTTAAAAGCCACACATAAATACCAATGGATAAAAGATAATCCTCAACATCGGTAGCCAAAAATCTACCAATGTAAGTGAGTACCGTTAATTTTGGCTCTTTGGCTTTCTCAATTTTGTACTGTTTTTTGATTTTGTTGAAAAAATAAAATAGCAGGCCCAATGCCACTATTAGCCAAACTGATGTTTGGGTTAAAACTGCTGTTGCAGTTGCTGGAGTTGTTGGATTCATAATATAAAATTAAATTGGTTAAAAATTAAGGTACAACGGCGGTAGCATAGAAATGCCAAACATCAGAACCACCAGCCTCAGTTTCTTTCACGTAAACTGTACCGGTACCAACATTTGGGCAATGGATTTTAGTTAATACAGGCACATCTGGATAAGTGGAATTTAAAGTTGATGAGGAAAATGCTGATGATGTAGGATTTGAAATATCCAATTGATAAAATAAATCATTCCAAAAGGCACCATTCCAACATTGTAATTTTTCAATTGTAGTATTGTAAATTATTAATCCTTTCCTTAATAATGACATAGACAAGGTACATGTGGCTGATGAGGCGGTACCATCACCCGTAAATGAAATTGTAGGAGCTGATGTATAACCACTTCCATTATTTGTCATTGTAATACCAATTATTGCACCAGCAGATATAACTGCGGTAGCTGCAGCGCCGGTACCACCACCGCCCGTGAAAGAAACTGTTGCAGTTGTAACTCCGGAACCAGTAGATGTAATAAAACCACCTATAACTTTACCTAAAGCATCTCTTTGTGTTGTAGTCATATTGGCAATTTGAACACCATCACCAAAAAAAGAGGTTGATCCTAAAGCATCAGTACGGGATGCCAATACCTGTGAACCATTTGTACCACCACTAACATATTTATCAATTGTACCTATTCCACTATACATCCTTTGCTCCATTGCATAACTTGACGTCATTGGAATCAATTGAGCCCATTGATGTGTACTACTTAATGAAGTAGGAGCATATGCACCAACTAAACCTTTACCTGCCTCTGTAACAAACATTCCTGTACTCGGAATATCAGTACGGGTAAAAATTGATGAATTTATTGCATTAGGTTTGGCTATAATATTACCCCTATCTGTGATACTGGCAATTAAAACCTCAGTACCTACTGTACCATTGGCACCATAATAATTAAAAGACTGCTGACCCACTGAACCAGATGTATAACTATTAATAAAAATTTGTTTACCACCAACAAATGGCTGCATTTTTCCATACCATGTAGGGATATTATTATAGGCACCAGATACAGAACCGCCATCAGGAATAATAATATCTCCATTAAGGAAAGTATTGGGCCGTTGCACGGTACCACCACCAGCAAAAATATTGCCTGAATAACGCAAATCCGTTACAGTTTTACTCTGTTGTTCATTATTTGGCTGTTGTGAATAGTCAATTATAAACCCGCTTGAAATGATGGAATTTGCAAATTGCCAATGCCCTGTAATTGAGGGGTGAATTGCATCCGCTGATAAACATGCAGCATAATCTGTTGCTGATAACGTATTTATTACCCTGCCCGTGAATTGTGAATTAATGTATGTTGTTAAAACAGATTGATCTGCTGTTTCCTTAATTCCATTAGTCCAATATGTTGCAATTCCTGCACCTGTGAGGGCATTGTCTATTGTAACCATATTAGCCTGCCATATTGCACTGGAAACCCCTGTAATTAAGTCATTACGACCAATAGCCAAAACAACCTGTTTTGGATGTAGCGCAATTAATTCAGCTAACTTATCAACCACTCCCTGTGTATTATCCATTGGACCAGCACTAACAAAAACATGTTGATATTTCTGATTCAATAATTGGCTTACTGAAAAATCAATTGGTGCGTTGTAATTTATTTTTGAATCTCCAATCAACATCAAATTAGCATTTTTCTCAACTGCACTCTCAATTTTAATATCATCAACAATAAAACTGCCACCATGTTGACCTATAACA